TTCTTGCCAATGATTAACACAACACTTTCTGTTGATGTTGACTCAGTTTATGCTGATGCAATTTCATGGGCAGAAGCAAACGAAGGATTTGTAGTTGTTGAAACTCCTGCAAATGAAACCGTTGCAAACGCTTTGACATTTGCTTCTGGAGTAGGTTCCTCAAGCAACGCAGCAGTATATTACCCACACCTTTACATTACTGACCCAGTAGGTCGTAGTGCACAGGCCCTTCGTAAGATTGGCCCTTCAGGTGCGGTCGCTGGTTTGTATCTTGCAACCGATGCAAGCCGTGGTGTATTCAAGGCTCCCGCTGGTCTTTCATCTTCACTATCAGGCGTAGTATCAGTTGAAAAAACATTCTCTTCAACAGAACTAGATGACCTAAATGCTGGTTCATCTCCAGTAAATGCTATCCGTCCACTTCCAGGTGCAGGTATCTCAGTCATGGGTGCTCGTACACTGAAGCAAGATGGAACAGCAAATAAGTATGTAAACATGCGCCGTTCTTTGATCTACATCAAAAAAGAACTTAAGAACCTTACAGAATTTGCAATCTTTGAGAATAACGATGAGCGTCTATGGGCTCGCCTTAATACAACCATCGGTTCATTCTTAAACGATTACCGCAATCAAGGTGGTCTACGTGGGTCTACACCTGCTCAGGCTTACTATGTAATCTGTGATGGAATGAATAACACTGCGAATACTATTGCAAATGGTGAAGTCCACATTCAAGTCGGTGTGGCTCTTCAATACCCTGCAGAGTTCATCGTCATCGACCTCAGCCAAAAGACGCTGAACTAATCCGAAGGAGAAATATAAATGCCTACAATCATTAACAATCGGTCAAATTTAATTACCGATCCGTTACGTAACTTTAGATTCTTGGTTACATTCAAGGCTCTACCTACAGCAAGTGCGGCTACAACCGCTCTTCAAACAGCAACCTTTGGATTTACATCGGTTTCAGGTATGGCAGTAACCACAGACTCTATCCCTTACCGTGAAGGTGGATACAACACCACTGTTCACCAAATTCCAGGACAAACAACTTTTGCTCCAATTACATTGCAGCGTGGTGTTGTTCTTGGAACAAACGCAAACTACAACTGGATGCGTAACTTGTTTGCAACAGTTCAAGGTGGAGGAACAACACGTTCAGCAAACCAAAATTTTCGTTGCGACCTAGAAATCGCAGTTCTTTCACACCCAATCCCAGGAGCAAATCCTGCGGATACATCTGCAGCACAGTCAGACCATGTAGCAATGCGTTTCAACGTATACAACTGCTGGCCTACTGCTGTTGCGTACTCAGATCTAAATGCTGGTGACAACGCACTCTTTGTTGAACAGATGACACTTGTTCACGAAGGATTTGATGTTAACTGGGCAGCGGATCTAACAACTTCAGCGGCAGCATTCCCAGCATAATCTAACAAAGGAACATAATGACGAACACAATTAATGCAGCGGCTAATCCCGCATTGGCAAACGACCTGTTAAACAAAGCGTTAACGGAAACACCGCAAGAAAAAGCACCGCAAATTGTTCCACCTTCGGATACTTCTGTTGATCTTCCTGGCGGCTATATCAATGCTGCTGGGGAGGTCATCAGGGGCGCCGAAGTTCGTGAACTAAACGGCAGAGATGAAGAAGCAATCTCAAGGGCTTCAACTCTTGGTAAAGCCCTTATGACAATCCTTAGTAGAGGAACTGTAAAGGTGGGAGATGAACCAGCAGATGAAAAGATTCTTGACTCTATGTTAATTGGTGACCGAGATACCCTTCTTCTTGGAATCCTAAAATGCACATTTGGTTCAAAAATTGAAATTCTTTCTTATTGCCCTGGATGCAATGACTCTAAAGATGTACAGATTGATGTTAATGACGACATCAAAATCATTAAATTGTCTGACCCAGAAAATGACCGAGTCTTTACCGTAAAAGGAAAAGACGCTGAATACGTTGTACAACTTCCAAATGGAACTGTACAAAAGAAAATGATTGACAATATGGATAAGACCTCAGCAGAACTAAGCACAATAGTTCTTGAGGGCACAATCCTCCGTATTGGCAACAGTCCTGTAGTAAGCAAATCTCAAGTACAAAACATAAGTTTAAGTGATCGTCGTACCCTAGTAGAAGAGTTAAACAAAAAGGCGGTTGGTCCTCAATTTGATGACCTAAAAATTCAGTGCACCGACTGTGAAGGTGAGGTAACGGTTCCTATTAATTTAGGCACCTTATTTCAATTCTAAAGTTGTTGGATACGTAACGTTGTTTGCAGAGTGGGCAGCGTTGACTCAACTCTTTGAGGGTTGGTCATTAGACGAGATAAAGAGTTTGTCTCGTAGAGAAAGATTAAATTGGCTAGAAGTAGCCAAGAGCGAAGTTGGAAGGAGCACTAATGGATAAGAACTACGTTAGTGAGATCTCCAATGTCGAAAAAGGCCTCAAAGGTATCAATGCACAAATTGCTGATATGGAGGCTGGCCTCAAAAGAATTTCTGGTCTAGCAGGATCAACACTAGGAAGTGTTAAGTCTGTCCTTGGCGGAGGATTGGGCCAAGGATCAAGTTTAAATCTTGGAACATCAAACGCTTCCTTTAGTAATGGTACTGGCTCTAACACGGGTATGAGCGCTGCTGGTGGTACTGGTGGGTTGATGTCCTGGATGTACTCTGGTGCAGGACAAAAGGGAATGATGGGCCTTCAACTTGGGCTTGGTGTTGCTGCCGCTGCTTATGCTGGTCTTCCCGACACTGGTCAAGTTATGTCTCGTGCTACAGGGTTTTATAACCTTGCACAACGTAGCGGGGGAATGAACCGCAAAGATATAGCGGCTGCAACTTTTAGTTCAATGGCTGGCGGTATAACTGGCCCTAATGAAGATATGGCTGCAGGCAGTGTTCTTGCTCTTGGCTATAACTATTCTCCAGGAAGTAAAAATTATCAAAGTTTGCTGCAGGAAACACGGGGAGCGGCGCTTGGTTACAACATGCCAAATGCAACTGCTGCACAAGCGCTTGCAAGTATGCACACGGGTGCAATGGCTGGAAACCTTTATGCTTATGGCATTAGTACTTTTGATACAAAAACTGGTCAAAATAGAACTATGGGAGATATAACTCAACAGTTATACAAACGCATGGTTGGTAATAAAAAGTTAAGTCAAAAAGACATTGAACTTTCTGCAACACAAGGTTTTCTTGGTCAATCCCTTAATGCTTTAGGGTTTAGCCAAGCACAAAAAGAATTGGTAACTCAAGGGTTTGTTAGCCTTAGCCAAGGAAAACCATTTGAATTAAAAAATGAACAAGGCGCTAACAACCCATTAAAGAAAATGTACGACGTTTATACGTCACAAAGTGCTCTTTCAGATCGTGCTGCAGATCCTTACATAAAAGGAGTGGGTTTAGCAGCAGATAAAATGGTTGCTTTCAACAATGCAATGTCTAAACTTCCCGACAGTATTCTTGCGGCAAAAGCAGCCTTTGATACATTTTCAAGTAGTAATGCGGGAAATGCTACTAGCGCATTGGTAAAAAGTGTTGAAGGGGCAGCAACAGTTTATGCTGGAGGTAAAGTTTTGTCTAAAGTATTAGGTAAAGGCGCTGTTAAAGGTGGAATAACTCTTGCAGAACATGGCCTTGGAAAAGTTGCTTTAAAAACTACTGGAAAAATATTGGGTAAAGGTGTACCACTTCTTGGAGGAGTTGTTTCTGGTGCAACTGGTGATAACTTCTTTAAAAGCGTTGCTATAGACGCAGCACTTGGTGGTGCGGGAGGGGCATTTGTGGGTGGTGTGGGTGCTGTACCTGGCGCTATTGCTGGTGCTGCCTATGGTGCCGCTGGTTACCTTATTGGTAAAGGTATTCGTACATTTTTTGGTTCAGGTAGTACTTCTGCTACAAGTAGTAATCCTAAACCTTTAAGTGGAAGTCAAAATGAAACGGCTTGGGCAAAAGACTTTTTAAAACAAGTAGGTGCTCCAGTAACAAATCAAAACATTGTAGCAATGACTACTTGGATGGCTTCTGAAAATGGGGGTGGTGGCCCTAGTACGGGTATTGGAACTAATGATGCAATGTGGAACCCCCTAAATACAAAACAACATATGCCTGGTTCATGGAAACCTGGAGATATGTCCGAAGATGT